GCTACTATCAAACCTAGGATTTGATTATGGAATATATTAAAGTAAAAGATAAAGACCACCTTGCAAGAGATATGAATTCAAATGGAATTGTAAATTTTGATATGGAGGGTTATGAGAAATATATTGAGAACTACAAAAGAGTTTACAGTGAATCTCAAAAAATTAAAAATCTTGAGAGCGAAATGAGTGAAATTAAAGATGATTTAAATGAAATTAAATCTTTACTAAGGAGTCTGGCGAATGGATCCTGACAAAATTACTTTAGAAAATATATCTAAATCATTTGAATATGAGAAACTTTCTAGAGACCTAGATAGTATAGATGATATTGAAACTTTAAGAAATTTTGCAAAATCTTATGCAAAACTCTATTTTAAACAACAAGAAGTCATATTAACACTCTAATGGCACAACCATCTACCAGACAGGAACTTATTGAGTATTGCAAAAGAAAACTGGGAGCACCAGTTTTAGAAATTAACGTTGCTGATGAACAGATAGAAGATTTGGTTGATGATGCTATTCAATTTTTTCAAGAAAGACATTTCGATGGAGTTTATCCAACATTTTTAAAATATCAAATAACTGATGACGATATTAATAGAGGAAGATCTAAACCAAATTCTGGAGTTGGAATTAGTACATTATCAGTCAATCACAATGTTGGATTAACAACCCAATTTAATTTTTATGAAGGTGGCAATTACCTCCAAATTCCACCTTCAGTTATTGGAGTAAATAAAGTATTTCATTTTGATGGTACGAATACCATAACAAATAATATGTTTAGTGTAAAATATCAATTATTTTTAAATGATATTTATTATTGGGGATCTACTGAACTTTTAACTTATGCAATGGTTAAAACATATTTGGAGGATATTAATTTTTTACTTACAACCCAAAAACAAATAAGATATAATAAAAGACAGGACCGTTTATATTTGGATATTGATTGGGGATCTGTATCATCCGGTTCTTATTTGGTAATAGATTGTTATAGGACATTAGATCCGAATGATTATTCCAAAGTATGGAACGATTCATTTTTAAAAATGTATTTGACAGCACTAATCAAAAAACAATGGGGTCAAAATTTAATTAAATTCCAAGGTGTAAAACTACCTGGCGGCGTAGAACTTAATGGAAGGCAAATTTATGATGATGGTCAAAAAGAATTAGATGATATCATGGAAAAAATGTCAAATACTTATGAACTTCCACCATTAGATATGATTGGATAATTATGCTAAATCCATTCTTTCTTCAAGGTTCAAAGACAGAACAGTCATTAATTCAAAGTTTAATTAATGAACAACTTCAAATATATGGAGTTGAAATTTACTATATTCCCAGAAGATATATTACAGAAAAAACAGTAATTAAAGAAGTTATCCAATCTGTATTTGATAATGCATACCCTCTTGAAGCGTATCTCAATACTTATGATGGATATGAAGGGCAGGGAACAATTCTATCAAAATTTGGAATTCAAGCACTAAATGATTTGTCTCTTACTATTTCAAAGGAAAGATTTGAAGTTTATATTTCTCCTTTACTACAAAATACTTCAGACATTAAATTATCAACAAGACCTAAAGAGGGAGATTTAATTTATTTTCCTTTAGGAGATAGATTATTTGAAATTAAATTTGTTGAACACGAAAAACCATTTTATCAACTTCAACAAACATATGTATATGAATTGAATTGCGAATTGTTTAGATATGAAGATGAACTTGTTGATACTGGTGTTAAACAAATTGATGATAATATAACTGAAGAGCAAGCTTATGTTCAATCTCTTGTTATGGTTGGATCTGGATTAACAGCAACTGCAAAAACGATAATTCTAAATGGTGGCGTGAGATTTATAACTTTGACTAATAGAGGAAATGGTTATACTTCTCCACCAAGAGTTGCAATATCGTCAGCACCATCCAACGGATCAACCACTGTTGGAATTTCTACTCTTATTGGCGGATTAATTGATTGCAATGGAAATGATGAAAATTATAAAGTTCAAGGTGTTCAAATTATAAATCCAGGATATGGTTACACTACTGCACCATCTATTGTATTTGTCGGTGGTGGTGGAGAAGGTGCAAAAGCAACTTCAACTATCGGAGATGGAATAATTGGAGTTGTTACAGTAACTTCTGGTGGTTTTGGATATGATACTGCGCCTACAGTAACATTTACTCCTGCCCCAGAAACCGGAATTACAGCAACTGGAATATCTAGTATAAATTCTGCTGGTATTGTAACCGCAATTTATATTACAAATGCGGGTCTTGGATATACACAAATACCTGATGTGACTATTTCACCGCCATATTCTATTAGTACAGGAACTTATGTGTATAATGAGACTGTAACAGGAACTATTAGTTCCACTACAGCAGTTGTGAAGAGTTGGGATATTGTTAATAGTATTTTACAAGTTTCAAATATTACAGGATCTTTTGTTGTTGGTGATATATTAGTGGGTGAAGAGTCTGGTGCGACTCATAAAGTAAGAATAGTGGAAGAATATAATTTATCTGATAATTATGCAGAAAATGATATTATAGAAATAGAATCAAATGGTATTATTGATTTTAACGAGTCAAATCCATTTGGAAATCCATAAATAATTTACAGTAATAGTATAAAAAATGTTTGAATATTTTTACCACGAAATACTAAGAAGAACTATAATTTCTTTTGGTTCCTTATTTAATGATATTTCAATTCAACATAAAAATAATTCGGATGATATTGTCAGTACATTGAAAGTTCCTCTTTCTTATGGACCGACTCAAAAGTTTTTGGCGAGATTAGAGCAATCTCCAAATTTAAATCAACCAGTTCAAATGTCATTACCAAGAATGTCATTTGAATTTGTAGGACTAACTTATGATAATTCTAGAAAAGTAACTAGTACTCAAACATTTTTATCGACATTATCAACGGATAAAACAAAACCAAAAAAGTCATATATGCCTGTTCCATATAATATGCAGTTTGAATTGAGCATTATGACTAAATTAAATGATGATATGCTTCAAATCATAGAGCAAATAATTCCTTACTTCCAACCTGCATATACAATATCAGTAGATTTAGTGGAGACTATTGGAGAAAAAAGAGATGTTCCTGTGGTTCTCGAAAATATAACCATGCAGGATGATTATGAGGGAGACTTTTCTACTAGAAGGGCTTTAATCTATACACTAAGATTTACTGCAAAAACATATTTGTTTGGTCCTATTTCAGATGTATCCAAGGATATTATCCAAAAAGTTTCTATTGGTTATATTTCCGGAGATAAAGTTCCCAATCCAACAAGAGAAGTTACTTATTTGGTAGAACCATCTGCAACAAAAAGTTATCTTAATAATATAGTTACTAATCTTTCTAAAGATTTGACTGAAGTTGAGACTATAATTGAAGTTAATGATCCATCTTTAATATCTGTTGGTGATGTTGTAGTTGTTGATGATGAGAATTTTAAAATAGTTTCTAAAACGAGTAATAAATTAACTGTCAACAGAGGGCATGATAGCACATCAATAAGTGAACATGTATCTGGTTCTGAGGTTAAATTAATAGTAAAAGAAGATTCCAACCTTATCGAGTTTGGTGATGATTTCGGATTTAGTGGGTCATTTTAATAAAAAAATAAAAAATTCTAAAAATGTCTAAAAAATTTGATGGTTTAAATAAAACTTTTAATATTCAAGAGGATATAATATCCACTGAAAATAAAACAAAGTCTATAGAAAAAAAAGTAGAAATTGTTAGTGAATCTGGATCTGATGATCTTAAAAGAGACTACGAATATAGTAGGGGAAATTTATATTCTATAATAGAAAAGGGACAAGAAGCACTTAATGGAATATTAGAATTAGCCCAAGAAAGTGAAATGCCAAGGGCTTATGAGGTGGCTGGACAATTGATCAAAAATGTTGCAGATGCTACAGATAAACTTATAGATCTTCAAAAAAAACTGAAAGATATTGATGAGCAAAAGGTTAAAGGACCTACAAATGTTACAAATGCTCTTTTTATTGGGTCAACCGCAGAACTATCAAAATTATTAAAATCATCTGATGCAAGTGAAAAATCATAAATATAAAAAGATTATTGAATTATTTGGATGAAACCTAAGTTTACACATAAAACTCCACACTTGGGGAAAAAACAACATCAACTTGATCCAAATATAGACTTAAAGCATTTAGT